CTCTAAGAACGTTCATGAAAACGCGGGGGGAGAATATCCACCCACGGTCCCATGTCGTTCCATTGTGCTACCACACTATTGACTAAACGGAGGAGCGTCTTATGGGAACTGACGGTATTTCGACCGTCAATTTCAAGAAGATTAGCTCCGACATTTAGTTCAATCGCTTTTATGAGTGTGGATGGTCGCTTAGTAGTGTCTCTTTGTGAGATACTACTCTGGGATAAACGCCAAAGTTCGGCTAGCAAATAGCCTACTCTCTCGTCAATCCTCTTTACAGAGGAGTCAACCGCGGATCGTACGATGTATCCTTCCCATCCCTGGGTAAGATACCGCGTCGAGGCGCGGCTAGGAGAGGCTTCATCAAAGTTCGAGATGAAACCCCCGTCTCCAAGTGTCTCGGGAATCCTAAGCCGAAGGGCTTTAGGGACCGAAGATACAAGGAGATCAAATACGGCTCGAAAACTGTTATCGCAACCGAGAGAAAACCCTCGGCGCAATGACAGCCGCCGGACAGCATTTGCTAGTCTGAAAACAGATTGAATAGTCGAGAGCTCTTCTTTTAAGAAGAGAGGCTTACAATCCCAGCCTTCGTAGAAATGGGCTCCACAGCTTTCACGAAAAGAGGAGTATAAATGACTCTTCTTAACGTTTATTTGAAAGCCATAGAACTCTATCATCGAAGAAAAGAGCTCGAATGCGGGTGTAGGTATAACTACGTCATCCCCATAAACACCAACGAGATCACTCTCAAGGTGAAGATATTCTACGCATGCAAGTGCAGTGGCGTAAAATATCAGGGATTCCAACTGAAACGTGAAGCCGTTTCCCATAGAGGAAAACTTCTCCCATTTCAGTAGCCTGCCTCCGAGTTGACCATAACGAGATCGACAAGATTCCATAACCGAGAACCAGCGAGGGGGCAAAAGCTCCCGCACTAGCCCATAAGAAATGGAGTCACTAGCTGAAGACATATCAATAGTTGCAACTTTACGAGTTTTCGACCCGTAAAGAGCAAAATCTTGATTTCTAGTCTGATAGCGAAGGTCAATCCCGATCCGGAGAAGCCGCGATTTTATCATCTCGCCGATACTGAGCTGGAAAAATAAATTTAATCCAGGTTCAATAGCGATGACACGATTAGTCGAAGCATCTTTGGGCACAGTAACAATCTTATTCCCCACCTGAAAATTCGGAAAACCCGAATAGATCAGATGACTACCCCATTGAGGAAAAGCACTCTCAATGATGATAGGTGAGATAAGGTTGTAAAGGTCGCGCGTTATTCCAGTTTCACACTGGAACTTTTCTTGTGGACTGGCGTTAGCCCTTTTAATAAGGGTGGACGCGCCAGGCCCCCAATCGGGGTGAGAGAAAAATTCTTCCACGTTAAACGCCCCAAGGATTCTTTCTATTTTCCGAATGATTGCGTTATGCAACCATACGCGTGAACCACTGAATAATGGGTCACGAGATAGATCCCGGAAACGTTTATTCGTACCAGCGCAAAGAAGTTCAAACTTCTCGAACTTTCTCAAAGCAACCTCGTCCAAGTCATAGTCCAGGGTCAAACCCTTGAACTTAGATAAGAACTTAGTCGCCGCGTAGGCATCCCGAACTTCTCGGCTATCCTTATAGGCGAGAGGATTGAATTCGAGTTGTGCTAACTGCTCATGCTCTCCATTAATATAGAGAAGATAAACAGTAAGCGCTCGAGGACAATCCAGGGAAGATAAGAATCTTTCAATCATCCTAGGCATAAGCCCAGGTTGAACGCGATAATTTCCAAGTCCTCTTTGGAACTTAGATCCGCGCTTCTTAGAAGAAACGGAGGTGATCATCTGAGTTTTCCTATCTCTTGCCGCTAGTAAACCGGCTCGAGATTGGTAACAGCGTCACGTAGAGGCGACCCCGTCGAAGTAGACGGAGCCGCATCACTGGCGTTGATAGTTGCGAAGAAGAGGGACCATACCCGACTGAGAATTGTTTCTCTCTCAAGTAGAGTTCCACCTTCTGGGCAAATAAACTCACCCACAAACGTATGATCATACGCCTTCGTCGGTATCGGCTGAATGCCGGTAGCGGTCGAAGGGCTGGTCTGCGCCAATGTGGGGATCACCAATTTCACCGTGATCTTCGTTGTACGGGAATCCTTGGTAGGTTTCCTAACATTGAGGGTCAAGGCGGGGTAACCGACAGCGATTCCGCTGGATCGGTCAACCCATCGCGCTACACCAGGGGCCATAAAGCCATCTGGGGAGTACGTACCATCATCAGCAACGGTGGCACTGGTCGTAAGACCAATGGTCGCCGAAGAGATGATGGAAGAGGTTTTTACAGCCGCGATAGCGGTCATGTAAACTTTCCTTCTATTTAAGTTGGAACGTCGGCCTAGCCGCGAAATATTGTCTGAAGAAGGGCGATTGCGTTAAGAGCATGCGTGACGGATATAGGGTTCTTGAAGGTAGGAAACGTTTGGGATGGGAAAGCAGATAATTTCTGCCGATCCATCTTAATATGTACCTGCTGACAATACGCTATATGAGTTTGCAGTCCCTGTGCAACCAACCCTCCCGGATAATACTTGGCGTTAACGACGTAAATAGCGTCTTGCCGCGTGAACTGAACCTGGGACCCACTCAGAAAGGTAAGACCCTGAAAGGCAGTAAGCCCTTCAAGGAAAGACCCAACTGGTAAGAACCAGTCAGCCACGAAGCTAAACGGGATAACCTCCCACGCTAGATTCACGGGATTGGTAAAGCCAGTCTGAGCCAAGAAAGCAAGAGCATGGTCATCAACACGATAACGGACTTCGAACTTCGTTGTGGTCTGGTAAGAAAAAACTATACCACCCACTTCAATAGTCCAACTTCCGAACGGATAGATGATCTTGTTCCGCACTTCCGACTTTACACTAGCGGACGAGCGAACTGAGAGCACAGAACGATCGGCGAGGTTTAACTTCGCCAAGTTCTCAAAAGCACCGTGTATATCAGCAAGCAAAGGTTTCCACCCATACTGTAGCTCGAGCCATAAATTGGCAGTCGCTGACGGTGTGCGTTCAACCCTTCCCGAACCCAAACGGGTTTGGAAAGACTTGCGATAATACGGGCGCTTCTTGCCAAAAAGAGTCTTAGCTGCGAGAGAGAAATTTCCATTTCTCAATGATCTAACAGAGGTAATAATCTTCTGAGTATTCGTATGTATCATACGAACCAGTTGATTAACTTCCAAAAGATCGAGGGCGACATTATTAGTGCCACGATCACAGCTATCGATTAATC